TGGTGGCTCACCGGGGAGTTGCAGAAGCTCCAAGCAGAGCAAGCCGAGGAGCGCATGGAAGCCGATCCTTGGGAGGAGATCATCCTCAACGGGATCGCTCAAGCTCCCGAGGTGCGTGTCAAAGAGATAGCAACGAAGTTGCTGCACATCCTCGATTGCGACCTGACAAAGGTGGACCAGCGTCGAATTGGGGCCATACTTCGCCATGCCGGATATGAGCGCACATCGAAGCGTGAGAATGGTGAGAGATTTAGGGTTTTCATTAGAAAACAATAGCTTAGATGGTACCGATACACCGATGCGTACCCGATCAGTTCCCTCTTATCGGTACCGGGTTAAGTTGTTGATATTGCTATGGTTAAGTACTACTGGTACCTATGGTACCTATATTTTTAGTATTTAAGATAATATATATATTCAATAGCATGTAGATGTTGGTCTGAAACATCGGATACATCGGTACCATCGGTACCAACACAGGTTTTTGTGTGGGGGATCAGGTGGTTAGGGTGGTACCGATCAATCAGTGGGTATCGGTACCATCGGTGTAACAACTTGATATGACTTGATTATTTCACGGTACCGGCTTTTCTGCAAGAGCCAATTGCAGTTCCCTACGATCATGCACCTCGCATATCGCCCTGAGCAGCTCATTCCTGCGAGCGATGAGCAGCGCAGTTCCCTGGGGGAGCCTAGCGGTGTGGGCGAGGGGTAGCCTGAGCGAGGTGAGGGGCTTCATCGCTGCGGAGGGTAGCATAGCCTGAGCTGGAATAGCGCCCACCCGCTTCGCGGGTTCCCCTGCACAGTTCCCTGTTACCATGCAGCCTCACAGCCAGCCTCGCCCAGCCACAGTTCCCTGTGGGGCGGCAAGCTGGGGTCAAGCCCAGGGTTGGCCTGTCCTAGGCCTTCCTGGGGGCTGGCACAGTTCCCTATCCACGCGTTGCGCAATAAAAGAACCCGCCCCAGCGTTTCGAGTTCCAGGGCGGGTTCTACGTTCTGGGGGTAGCATTCGCTCAAAGGCAGCCGATCAACTCGACTGTGTGCAGTTCCCTCCTGCTGTGGGGCTGGCCGTCAGACCAGCTCAATTGCCCCTAGACCGTAGGGGCGACGGTTTCAGCTTGCGTGCTGAACTCAGTCAGGCTGGTAACGTACCTGATCCAACGCACGCCCCCACCCAGGGGACATGTGCAGGCTCCTCAATTGCTGCCACCGTTGGCAGGCCAAAAGGGACCGCTCACGCGATCCCTGATGGGCCGCCAACGGGATTAGGCAACAAGCTGGAGCTTGCGATCCGGCATCAGGAATGCCACAGCCTTGGCCTTCAGTGCCGCTCCAGAACCAAATTGCGATGAGAGCACACGGGCTTCATCCTCACTGTCGCCACCACGCGTTGCCTTGTCGTGGTCCACATACCGCGTGATAGCGTTGAGCGCGGCCCATGCCGTATTCCCCTTGGTCTCGCGTGCCGTGGTCTTGTGAGCATCGCGAAGCGCGTCAAACTGATTTTGCTTCTTGCCGCTCAGCTCAGACCACTTCGCATCAAATGGAATATCAAGCATGCTCTTGAAGAACAGCGAGACCTGCTCCGCGCTCATCTCATTCGCATAGAGCGCTTCGCCCATCGCCTTGTAAGCCGTAAAGCCTTCAGCGATCCGCGCAAGCTCCTTGCCGACGCGCGCTGCATCAAACTTGGTGTTGTGCCGTGTCTTGACCACACACTTACCGCCATCAGCTAGCGCCGCATCAAGCGTATTGTTGCAGACCACGCGAACCATGGTGCCCTTGTTCACCGTCGCGCCTGAACCATCAAACGTGGTTGTCATGAGCAAGCGTGCCCTATGTTCATCGCCTGCCACGTCAAGCCGGTCACGATAGGTCGCAGTCGCCCATATGATTTCGCCCTTCTTGAGCGAGCCTGCTACGTCCAATTGAAAGCGCGGATCGACTGCAATGTAGCGTTCAAACCATTCCAACACGTCAAGCGGCTGAACAGGCTGATAACCGTCAGACACATAACCGAGCGGCTGACCATTGTCTGAACGACAAACGAAGCGCCTACCCTCAACCTCGCGCCACGTATCGCCACCCTTCAGCACGGGCAGCTCGGATACATCAGCGTAGGCGCGGACCATCACAGCCTGCCAATCCAGTCCCGCGCTCTTGCTCCACTCCTGCATGGACTGCCCCGGCTGCATCTCCTGCCCAAGCCTGTGCCAAATATCATTACGCGAGCCAAGGAACGCCATGTTCGCGCGATTGCCCGTCATGTCGATATTGTGTGCCATTTGATTGCCCTCACTGATTGCCAAGCCCTGAGACCATCTCAAAGCAGACTACACTGTAATAGAGTGTGTGAGAGTAATGCAATAGCCTTGCTCAGCCATGCTCAAGGAATAGCTAACGCATCAGGCTGAGCTTGAGGCGAGCTGACAAGGCTCCTCACTCCCCCCGCATTACCAGGGAGAGGAGGAGGCGCAACACAGCAAGGTGAGGCTTGGCTAGCCCATGCAGCACGGTCGAGTGTGCTCAGGGCTATGTGACACATACTCTACTAAGGCCAGTCAGGTAAACCGCACATACATAGCCGTAAGATCAATACATATGTCAATATCTGCATATGTAGGGACGCATAGTCCTACATTGTCGCTATCATATTGATTACATTATGTAATATAAATCCTACCTATAAAGACCCGGGTACCCCCTACCCACCCCCGACCTCACGAGCTGTCACCATGGTGGTGGCTGCACTCCCTCTTTCGCGTCAGCTTGAAAATTTGGGCGGGACCTTCCACAAATTCAGGGGACAGGGTATGGAGAGATGAGGCTGCGAGTAATTTCTTACTGTGAAATACAATTCCCGCCCGAAGCCAGTTGCCGTTGAGCTTCCGCCACTTGAGGAGCTTGGACCGGCGATGCAGGTGCTAACTGATAAGCAGCGGCGCTTCGTGCTCGCGTATGTGCAGCAGAACGGGAAAAATGGCTCGCAGGCAGCAAGGCTGGCTGGCTACTCCAAAGGTGAGCATGGCGCTGACGCACTTCGTGCCTTTGAATTGCTTCGTCATCCGAAGGTGACGCGCGCTATTCAGGAAGAAGCTGGACGCAGGCTCAGCACTCTTGCACTCGCAGCAGTTATGACGCTTGAACAAAACATGGGGCGAGGCAACGCAAAGGCTCGCCAGAACGCAGCAGACAGCATATTGGATCGCACAGGCTTCCCACGCAGGATGGAGCGTGATGTGCAGGTGAGTGACAATCGCCCCCAGCGCTCTCACCTTGAGCTGGTGGCTGCTGTCGCGGACAAGCTCAAATCACTCAGCATCAAGGTGCCAGAGCTATTGCCAGCTCCCATTGATGCGGAGTACAAGAGTGTGAGTAAGCAAGAGGGCAAGCAGGATGCTGTGGCACAGACTGATGCAGTGGTTGGGGATGAGGATGAGCGATAGGGAGATTGAGCGCCGCCTGCGCATAGCATTCGATGAGGCCAAACAGCGTGGCTGACACTACACCTTGGGCTGAGGCACGCGAGCTAGAGCTGCGTGCTCACATGGAGGCGGGGCATTCATTCCGGGAGATCGCGCTGCTGATGCACCTCACGCGCAATGCCGTGATGGGCAAGGTGCATCGCATGGGCTATGCGGCCTTCTCGCCCAAGTACAAGCCCCGCCCTGCTCCACCGAAGCTCAAGACACGCAAGCCGCACGAGGTGCGCAAGTATATGGACAAGTGCAGCGAGCGCCGTGCACTCGGTGAGATGCTGAGGCAGGCCGCTATCAACACCGCCGCGATGCGCGAACCCCGCGAAGCGGGGAAGTGAATGCCCGAGAGCCCTCTCGCGCACCTCACTGAGGATGACTTGCGCAAGCTCAGCGCCGAGGACCTCGCTGAAATCCTCGCCCTGCTTGAGGAAGCCGAGAAGGATGAGCGCTTCAACGCTCTCGCACACTTCAAGCCTTATCCCAAGCAAATGGACTTCATGGCGATGGGCGCGGTTAAGAGCGAGCGCCTGATGATGGCAGGCAACCGCGTAGGCAAGTCCTACACGGGCGCGATGGAGATGGCCTACCACCTCACGGGCCGCTACCCAACATGGTGGAAGGGCCGCGTGTTCACTCGGCCAATTAAGGCGTGGGCAGCCAATGACACATCACTGAACACACGCGACGTGGTGCAGACGAAGCTATGTGGCCCCTATGGCGTGGTGAACATGCAGGGCACCGGGGCGATCCCACGCGATGCGGTGGACTGGCAGGGTGGCGCGGTCTCGCTCGCTCGCGGCGTAACCGACAGCTACGATACCGTGCAGGTGAAGCACATCAGCGGTGGCCTGAGCATCCTCACCTTCAAATCCTATGAGCAGGGTCGCAAGAAGTGGCAGGGTGAGGGTGTGGATGTAGTGTGGTTCGATGAGGAGCCACCCGAGGACATCTACTCGGAAGGCGTGACGCGGTTAGCGCCGCTCAAGAAGGGCGAAAAGTCCGGCATCTCCTACATGACCTTCACCCCGTTGCTGGGGCGCTCCAACATCGTGATGCGCTTCACGGATGAGAGCAGCGAGCACCGTGGCATTATATATATGGGCTTGGCAGAGGCCGAGCACATCGACCCCGAGGAGAAGGAGCGCCGCCTCGCCAGCTACCTACCCCACGAGCGCAAGGCCCGTGCTGAGGGCGTGCCGCTGCTGGGCTCGGGGCTGGTGTTCCAGATCGCTGAGCAGCTTATCTCAGAGGATCGCCTATTCAGCGTACCCAACCACTGGTCCAAGCTGTGGGGCATCGACTTCGGTATAGGGCACCCCTTCGGTGCCGCCCTACTCGCCTGGGACCGTGACGCCGATGTGGTGCATGTGCTGCACGCCTTCCGCATGAGGGATGGACGCCCAATCGACCACGTTCGAGCAATGCGCCCCTTCGGTGACATTGCGATCAGCTACCCGCGAGATGGCGCAGTGCGCGACAAAGGCTCAGGCATAGCGCTCTCGAAGCTGTACAAGGATGAAGGCGCATGGATGCTGCACGATCACGCCACATGGCCCGATGGCAGCATCAGCACTGAGACCGGCATCCAAGCCATGTACGACCGCATGACCACCGGCAGGTTCAAGGTTGCATTGCACCTGGGCGATTGGTGGGAGGAATTTCGCACCTACCACCGCAAGGACGGCATGTTGGTGAAGCAGAACGATGACATCATGAGCGCCACACGCCACGCTATTATGATGCTGAGGTTCGCCAAAGTGAGCGGCAGGCCCCTGCGCAGCGTGCTCGATGTGAACAATGTCGCCTCGCAGCGAGTGGCGCAGAACGCGGACTTGTTCGGCGGGGACCTTTTCTAACCCTCACATACGGCATATAAGGCAAAGCACCTTCCCCCGCGAAGCGGGAGTTTAGGTGTGATAGGGGTCCAATCATGCCATACGACTTCGCAGCCTCCTCGGCATTGCTGGGTGGGCTGGAGCGCCGCCGTGCAACGCGGCAGCAGCCACAGCAGCAGGACGATACGCGGCCAGAGATGAGCGCCATGATCTCGCCCTCCATCATGGGCGCTGCCGCGCGTGATCTGGGAGTAAAGCAACCAAGCGCCCAAGCACCCCAGGTGGACCCCAACAAGCCCGTGTACCAGAGCGCCCCCAACCGTAAGCCCCTCACACAGGGGCAGTTGGAGGACCCCAACCGTGCCATCGCCAATGATAGCGGTCTCACAGGCGGCCAGCGCATGAGGGGATTGATGAGCTACATGGGCAAGTACGGCACGAGCGCGCCGCTGATCGCATGAGCTACAATAAGAAATATATGGATGAGTATCGCAAGCGCCCCTACGCGATTGAAGCGCAGCGCAAGTTTCGGATGGAGCAGCATCCACATAAGGTGTGGTTCACCAACAAGAAGTTTGGCGCTCTGCGGGAGGGGATCAAATTCGAGTTGAAGCCCGAGGATGTTCCTTGGCCGGATGTTTGCCCAATTTTAGGCATCCCGATCAAACGCACGCCTGGGGCCGCTGGGGATGGATCGCCCTCACTTGATAGGATCAATCCCGCACTCGGCTATGTGGTGGGCAACGTGCGCGTGATCTCCCATCGCGCTAACACTCTCAAAAGCAATTGCACCAGTCCGCGAGAAGCGCTCGCCATCGCCCGCGATGTTATGGCGAATAGTCAGGAGCCGACATGGCTTCGCACGCCTCGTGAGATGATGAGCGTCTGATGAAAGACGAAGATCGGTATCAGGAGTGTAGACAAGAGTTTCAGCAGTTGCAGACTTACAAGGCGACGTTTTCGCAGCAGTGTGAGGAAGTTGCGGAACTAGTTTTGCCGACATCTCGGAACACATTTTACGTGGGCTCATACAATTTTCCGGGAGCCAAGAAAACCGACCGTCAGGTGGATGCGAGCGCGATGATGGCGCTCAGCCGCTTCAGTGCGATCTTGGATAGCTTGCTCACCCCCCGTAACATGACGTGGCACTTCCTCGAAGCCAACAATGACTACGTGATGAAGCAACGGGGAGTGCGCCTGTACTTCCGATCTGGGGGAGAAGGGAGGTTCAAGATGCGCTACGCGCCCACCGCCAACTTCGCCTCGCAAAACCAAAACGTGTTTCAGTCGCTGGGCGCGTTCGGCAATGGGTTGAACTTCATTGACCAATACGACTGGATAGATGGCACGGTGGGGCTTCGCTACAAATCCATCCCCTTCGGTGAGATGTTCCTCCGCGAGAACCACCAAGGGCTGGTGGATGGCTTCTGCCGCTGGTTCCGCCTCACTGGACCGCAGGCGTTGCAGAAGTGGAAAGAGCGCTGCCCTCCCACACTCAAGGAGGCAGCCGAGAAGTCCAGCCAGCAGCCCTTCGAGTTCCTGCACCGCGTGTGCCCCCGTGATGACTATGATGGAGAGCGCTTTGACGCGAAGGGAAAGCTCTACGCCAGCTACTACTGCTGCCTCACCACCTCAGAGTTCATCAGCGAGGGCGGATACTCTAGCTTCCCACTTGCTCCTGCCCGCTACGATCAAGCGCCTGGTGAAGTGTACGGACGCGGCCCAGCGATGCTTGTTCTGCCCGCTATTAAGACACTCAATGCTGAGAAGCGGGACTTCCTCACTCAAGGACATCGAGCAGCATCTCCGGTTCTGCTGACCACCGAAGATGGCCTGATGAGCTTCAACATGCGCCCCGGTGCACTCAATAACGGGGGCATGTCACCGGACGGCAAACCATTGGTGGGCATCCTCCCCACGGGCGACATCAGCGTCACCAAGGAGATGATGGATGAGGAGCGTGGCCTGATAGAGAGCGCCTTCCTGGTGGACCTGTTCAAGATATTGCTGGGCGATCCCAAAATCTTCACGGCTACACAGATCGTAGAGATGATGGCGCAGCGCGGTATCCTGATCGCGCCGCAGCTCGGGAGACAGCAGTCTGAGTACTTGGGTGCGATGATCCCGCGCGAGATCGACCTGCTCAGCCAAATGAGGATTAAGGGGAGGCCAGTGCTGCCCGAGATGCCCGCCGTGCTGCGTGAGGCAGGTGGTGAGTACCAGATAGTGTATGCGAGCCCGCTCGCACGCGATCAGCGCAGCCAGGAGGTGGCAGGCTTCCAGCGCACCCTCTCCACCGCAGCCGAAGTGGCGAACGTCACAGGCGATCCCAGCGTATTCGATAGCTTCGATTTCGACGTGGCGCTGCCTGAAATCTCGAAGATACAAGCTGTGCCCGAGAGCTGGATGGCTGGCCCTGAAGCGATAGCTGCGAAGAAGCAGCAGCGTGCGCAGGCAGCCCAGCAGCAGATGGAAATCCAAGCCGCACCGGCGCAGGCCGCGATGATGAAAGCTGGAGCAGCACGCGCGAAGGCAGGCTTGCCGGAAGGTGTGGCGTGATCCAAGTTTTTCGCTTGAGGGCCACCTCCAAACTGATGACAGGGATAGAGGGGCCATTCGACACGCGCGAGCTTGAGCAATTCATGGGCGAGCACCGCCACGCTAAGATAGTGAGCA